TCAAAATAGCGATGGTTGATTTTTTCGATGCTCCAGCTTTCGCATTCGCTTGATAGCTTTATACACCGTTTTATAGGTCACGTGGTAGCGCTCGACCAGGTCATGAATGTTTCTACCGTCAAAATCCCGCCATATCTTCATATCTCTAACCAGGCATTCTAGAACCTGCCCACGGGGTAAATAAATCTGCATGCCGCCAATCTGCTTACTGATAGCTATCACCAGCTCCAACGAGTGCTGGGGGTTGCCCCCCAATCGTTCCAGTTCGGAACGCAGCAGCGCATTCAGTTCAGCCAGCAGGGCCGGGAACCGGGCATTTTCGCCTGATTCGTCCAGGTGATCCAGAATGCTATCGTCCCGTTCATCACCAAACAGCTCAAAATTGTCAGCCATTTTGCCCCCCTTGGGTGCGTTCCAGCCACTCGACACCGCCCGGTAATTTGCTAACGTCCTGGCCCAGGCGGTGCATATTGGCCAGGTAGTCATCACGGCTGGCGTCATGACTTGTCACACGTTTTTCCTCATCCCGTTCACGGACGGTGATATTGCTGGTCTGCGCAAATATCTGTTCAGATGTCCGGTACACTTCTCGCAGATAGCTATGGTTGCTCAGCGGCTTTTTGTCGCCGGTCTGGCGTTTAGCCCGGATACGCTCCACCGTTTCGCTCAACGCGTGGGTCAGGACACGGCCGGGGCGGTGCTGCTCCAGCACCTCATTGGCCAGCTTGACCGCGCGAGAGTTTGACAGGTTGGACTTCTCCGGGCGGAACAGGCCGATGTATGCCACCAGGGCTTTGGCCGCGCCGCCTGGCAGGTTAGCCAGAATCCCCAGCATTTCCCGGCCCGCCTCATCCTCCATTAGCGCATCAAGATGGATGTCCGCATGGCAGATAGGGCATCGTGCAAGTTTCATAGGCTCCCCTCGTAAGCGTTAACAACCGCGTCATAACCCCGGCGTTCTGCGCCGGTTACCGGGTCGGTGGGTAGCGGTAATTTTCGGTCAGTCATCGCCGCCAACATCAGCCGGAGATGCCACTGTTTGATGCACTCCAGCACGCGGAACGCCAGGTGGCCATCCAGCCAACCGACCTCATCAACTCCCACGCCCCGGTTGAGTTGGGACGTCATGCGTTTTATGTACGCGTTGAGCGCCAGCTCGCTATCGCTGCCAACAAATCCGTGGCGGAACATAGTGCCCCAAATGGCCCGAATCTTGTTGATTTCCTCAACGCGGGGCGCGCCTTTTGAATTGGGTTTAACGCGCGTTTGTGGCTTTTTAAACGAGCGTTTAAAGCCGCGTTGCTGTAATTCTGAATACACATCCGTTAATTCGGCGTGCGTCATTTTGCTGCAACTGGTTTTACCGTTGGCATTATTAGCCAATAAAACGCGGTACGTTTCATCGTCCAGTTTCAACTTACCTTTGGCCACATGAATCAGCCTGATTAATTGCGGCTTATCCATAATAAATACCTCTCTAACTCTGATTTAGGCGTAAGCGCGCCCCGGCGCGTCTACGCCAATAAAAAATAAATATCAATAATTACGCGATGAGGGCGGACACCTCGACGAAATACGGTGGTTTATTTATTTCGACAACCGCACCGGATTTTTTAAATCCCCGCGCAGGGCCGACAGTCCGCACAACCGGGCCACCATTTGCCGTTTGGTTGGACTGATAAACGAACGTATGACCAACCTCATAACGCTGATTAAACTCGCTGGCGCTGATAGATTTCACGCTATACCCCCGAAATATCCAGGCTAATCTGTTGGTACTTGCCATTTGGCTGGCGCTCATAAATCCGCAAATACTGGCTAGTGCCGGTCACTTGAATAGAATCCGCGATGGCCTCCATGGCCTCATTCCAACGTGGATCATCAATATCCAGTTGGCGCAGGCTCAGCACCTGATTAACGTCGATACGGCCCTGCTTGTTTACCCGGAACGCGTGCTCAACAAGCGCGCGCAGGTTGCTGCTGGCACCGTCTGACCACTCAATCACGCACTCATCAATCAACTTCTTGGCAGCTTGAATGCGCTCATCGAAAACGCGGTGGTCGCCGATGGCGCGGCGAACTTGGTAGCGGCCATCAAAGCTGGTCAGTAACACATTGCCTTTGGCACCGCCGTATTCCACGCCGTATTCACTGGCCGATAGGTCAACAAAATCAGCGATTTCCGCCATCGCCTCAATCTTGAATTCCGCCATTTGCTGGCGCACAACCCTGGCGTTTTCAATGATTTTCAACACAACGTGGTCGCGCAGCTTATCGACGGTCTTAATCATGTCTTCCGGCACCAGGTAGCCCTGGGCGTTCGTACGGTAGCCTGCCTGTTCGATTTGTTTAGTCATTTTTCACCTCAGTGGAGTTTATTAGAACCATCATTCAGGACGACCTTGGACACACTTGCTACCATGTCGAGTTGTGAAGCCACAAAGGCTTTCATATATTTTTCCATGAATTTCCGCGCTGTTTCCGACTCAAGATGTTTAGCGTTAATATCCTGCGAAATTGAACCGTTTTCATTGACAGAAAAAACAACGGTCATTTCCATAAACTTTACTTTGCTCATATTTATCTCCAATAAATAATGCAGTCCTGAATGGTTGCGGCCGAAACCGCGTGATAGTTGTGCGCCTTGCGTTTCAGGTCTGCATCCGGGGCGACAACCTCCAGAATGGGACGGGAACGGCTCAGGTTCACGTGTTTGATTTCAACGTTGCGGCGTTGCAGCCAGCCCAGGGTATTAACCAGCTTGGTCGGGTTAATCATAAGGAAACGCCCTCCAGGTCTTTTACAGCGGCGCGAATGTGTTTCTCGCTCAGCCGTTCGTTGCTGCCACGCGCAAACATGGATGCCAGCCGCAACGTATGGGAAATGGTGCGCAGTGCGCCAGGCTTCTCTGACAGCGCCTGAATCAGTTCACGCTCAGCTTTGTTAGCCAGGCCCCACGCGTCTGCAATTGCATCCACATCTGCCTTTTTGGTTTTCAGGATGGAAACCTTTTTAGCGATACGGCTAAACAGGCGGGCAAAGTCCATATTGCGGCTGTTGCCGCCGGTCAGCTTGCCGTATACCTGGTGGTTACCAATCAGCGCCAGGCCCACACCGGTTTCTTCCTGCAAGATGCGCAACTCTTCGAGCACGGAATAATCCAGGTGATCCGCCTCATCAACCATCACGATGCCATTCGTCCCGCGCAGTTTGCGGCGGATGGCACGGCCCAACTGGCCAGAACGGCGTGGTGCATCACCGATCCCCAGCTCCAGCGCCAGCTCGTACAGGCACTCGCTCAGGCTGGAACGCGACGGTGAAACCGTAATCAGCCAAACGTTCGGACGGCTCTCGGCAAACTGTTGCAGCGCGCGGGTTTTGCCGACGCCAGAGTTTCCGTAGATAACCGTGATGCATTGCGCAAGCTGCGCGTATTGCAGCGCATCCCAAATCTGTTTAACGGTGCGCGTAATGATAAAGTCCGGCGCTGTCGGCATTTCGTTGGTACGGCGGTTGCGGTTATCCAGCCAAACATTCAACTTACCAGCCACGTTATTGTTGTCGCCGCGATATTCGCCCTTAACAAACTGGGAAATAGCGCTGGTTGAAATACCGACTTCACGCGCAACAGCGGCATAGGTCACATCGGAGCCTTCAACGGTAGTGCGAACACGGGCGCGAATATCGGCGATAGCTTCTTGCTGTTGGGCTAATTCAATTACGGTTGTCATATTTATCTCCGTTAAATCTGTTTATTTTTAAATTCGGTATAAAGCTGGCTTACTGCATTGCTAAACGCGTCTTCTGTTTCGTCGTCTTCAATCTGTTCCTCCACAATGTGCCGCCGCATGGTATTACCGGCAGGGCGCAGGATTTCGACCACCCTGGATTCAGGCGGCTCAGGGGGTACGGTTTCGGGCATAAGTTCTGCGGCTTCCAGCGCGGACATGCGCTTGGCGGCTGCTGCGGCTTCTTTGGTACTCTTAACAAACTGATTGCGTTTGCGTTTATGCTCACGCGCGGCCTGGGTATCACCAAAGCCGGTTTTATCAATACAGGTGGCTTCACAGATAAAGCGGCCATCCAGCGTGTAGCACAGCACGCTTTGATGCAGGTTCATCGGGTCGAAACGCACCACAATTTTGTTGGGCTTGATACCCAGCAGGCGTTCGCTGAAATAGCGGTTTTTACGGGCTTGCACCTTGCCGCCAGCTTCCATTACAAACGTGCCAGACTCGCTAATGCGTACCGCCTCGGCAGGCAGCAACAACAGGCGGCGCTGTTCTGGCGTGGCTTTGCGAACCGTGGCTTGCTGGTAGCTTTCCTCGAATGCCTGGTCAAACGACAGGATGCCCCGGCACATTTCGGTATTGCGATTAGGGCGACGATTCCAGAACGCGATCCCCTCGGCTAGAACCCGCAAGAATTCCTCGGCCTCAATCACCCGGTCACCATAATTATCTGGCTTGGCCATCGGGTTTGCACCGGTATAAGCGCCAGCCAACGCCGGGTGTTTATCAACGGTTTCACCCAGCCCACCGTGTGAGAACGCACGTTCAACCGGCTTCGCCTGGCCATGACCACGGCCAAACAGAACGCTTGTCCAATGCAGTTCAATGCCCAGCAGGGGAATGATGCCCTTTGGATCATCTTCTTTAATTTTGAAGCGGTAGCGGTTAGGCACGCCGCCGGTAGTCCATTTGTTTGCTGCCGCCATCGTGTTATCGATGGTCAGTTTGCGCGGGATGCCATAGCGCTCAATCATGTCGGACAATGACAGGCGGATAGAATCGCTGTTCTCGCTGACGTCGGTACGCCAGGCCAGAATTTTGCGCGTCTTCACGTCCTGCCAAATCCATGTTTTAGGGCGCAGCACCTCACCGTTAAACCACCGGACAAACACGTTGTGTTGGTAACCATCGCCGTTCACCCATTCCATGGCCGACAAATCGGCAACAGTACGTTCCTGGGACGGGAACAGGCGCATAACGGCGTGCTGCCCTTCGCGTAGCAGAACACGTTGTTCAACCGGCACATCACGTTCGAGCTTGCGGCGCATGGAGGACAGGCTCGGGATAGTCCAGTTACGGGACGCCGCAACATCAGCCAGGCGAGCATAAGCGGTGCGAAATGCAGGCCGCTCCGGGCGCAGGAAATCGGCCAGGAAAAAGTCCCAGGCTTCTGGATCACAATCGGCTTCTTTCTTGCGGCGGGTTTCCAGGCTCTTTCCGTACTGGCCCAGCAGCGCAACCATCCAGTCTTCACGCGCATATTTGCGGGCGGTGTAGTACCAGCGGCGAACGGAAGCAACGGAGGCGTCGTGGGTTTCTGCCACGGCCTCAAAGGCCGTCACAACATCAATGCCGGTATCAACCAATGCGACCACAGCCTGCACCGCCTCAGTTTTCTTTTGGGCGGACTGGCGTTGCTTCTCAGTAGCTGACTCCCAGTGATGCCACAGAGCCTCGCGGCAATACGTATCCTCTGCCTTTGTGGGAACCTTATAGGTTTTATGACCAACACAAACTTCACCGCGTTGCTTCAAAACAAAAGCACGTGCAACAGGCAAAAGACAGTTAAGGCTATACTCATAAGCCTTTGAGCCTTGGCGTTTTCTTCTAATGTCTGGATTAGCTAACGCTTGTTTATCCATTGCCATTCTCAGGCCACGTTCGGTTGTTGGGTAACCAGGGGCACCTAAGATTTCATTTATTGATAACCAAATGTTGTTGCTCACGCCGACATTGTTCATTGCGCAACCCCATCACTGTAACGAGTTGGCCAAATCTCGGCGGGGCTTACACCGATTACAGTGGCGATGATGTTTTCACCCTTGGGCCAGTGACGATCCAATGCATTATTCAAAGTCCGTGCGTGCCAACCTTGTGCACGAGAGATTGCCGCCAAGGTGGTTCCCTTTTTCTTTACTGCGGCAACAATATCGGCGCGATGCCAATCACTTTTAATGGTTCCATTTGGGGCCATATTCTGCGATGCTGCTGGGTTATTCATAGTCATAACACCTAATCATTATTCACTGTAATGTTAGTGTTGATCCAAAAAAGGTTCATGTCAAGGTTATTGATTCCTTTTTGGTTCAGTTGTGGCGGGTATTAACCGTTATTTAAACCGGATTGCAATCAATGAGTTACGACAAAGAACACACAAATGACTCTAAAAGGAATCAAAATCCTTTAAGTGATAGCAAGAAAGGAAGCGGGTTCACGGATAGATTGAACCTACTAGTTGGTTCCGAAGCGGGCCGCTCTTTTGCCCGTAAAGCTGGTATTCCTTTCAGCACATTCCATAAGTATTTGGCTGGAACAACCCAGCCGACCCTAGACAATTTGGTGTTATTAGCTAATGCCGCCGGGGTTAGCGTCGAATGGCTAGCCACGGGGAAAGGTGAGAGCCTGGCCAAACCAGAAGAGGCCAGCTTTTTGGAAGAGTTTTCGTTGATACCTGGTTATGACATTCAGGTTTCTACAGGGCACGGGGCAGTGCCATCACATGAAACTAGCCCCACCCGTTACCTGGCATTTAGAAAGAAATGGCTGAAGTTCAGGGGGTTTAACGAGAAAGACCTAGTAATATTTTGGGCTAAGGGTGACTCAATGGAACCAACGATTTCAAACAATGACACCCTGGTTGTGAACACAGCGCAGACAAGGCCTGTCGATGGAAATATCTACGTCATACGACATGGTGATACCCTATGGGCCAAGCGCGTTCAAGTTCAGTTAAGTGCATGGCTGCTAATCAGTGATAACAAAGCCGTTTACCCACCGATTGAGATCAAACGAGAAGACATGGACAACCTTGAAGTCATCGGGCGAGTGGTTCACATTTCGAAGGATATTGGGGTGTGA